TCCGTCACGCTGCGAAAAGGGGAGTTCGCACGGATAATTTACATTTGTACACCCCCAATAAGAACAACGTTCCCCTCGCCAAACTGTATCCCGAGGCGGCCAGGAAGAAGAAGACTATCACACCTTCTATGAAGGCTGCTATTAAAAAGAAAGCAGTGAAGAAGGGTATTAACAATTTCATGAAAGGTATGGTTACAACCAATGCCAATATCAAAAAACTTCGGGAACTTAATGTTAAGAACACTCCTCCCAAGCCTAAGCTTTCCAAGGTGGCGAAGCCCATCACTCAGAAAGAGGCCATCAAGCGTATTGGTGCTATGAAGGGTCTCACCAGGGATACTAAGTTTAAGCTTAAAATCCGTGTTGAGGAAGGAGTTATGTCTCCTCGTCGTGTCGTCAAGGTTGCTCGTGAACTTTCCAAATTAAATGCCAATCTTCGATAATTTCAAATTCTTCTCTTTGCTTAATTATATGTTAAGTAAAGAAGAGAGCGTTCGTTATTTTTTAATGGGGTGTATCCCGGTGCGAACATACTTAGCTTTGTTACCTTTACGTCTTAATCCAATATGGTTAAGATACTACAGTTTCATTTTATTTATACAAGCTTTCACTTTCATGTATCTATACTTTTTTAAGATGAGAGAGAGGGCGTTTGAGGCGGGCGGTGTAGCGTGGTGGGGTAAATTTAGAATACTTCATGGATTGACGTATTTAGTTGCTGCAGTTTTGGCGTTCAACAAGAATCGTTTGGCGTGGATACCACTTATTATAGATGTGTTGATGGGTTTGGTATTATTTCTTAATTACCGATTTTACAAATGAGCATACTATGTGGAATGTCGAGCAGATATAAAGCCATTTAGCAGGAATTTCTATACGTCTCACGGTGGGTAAAGGGATACTGGGTTTTTTTAACTTATCGTGTATTCGTTTAACAGCATTACATGTTTTGAGATATTGTCCCTCTGGCATGTGATCCTTTGTCTCATCTATCGTACTCATAACAATACATAAGTCGGGATCAACTGCCATAATAACTATTGAGATTATTTACGCTTCCCCAGCTATCGTAGCCAGATATAGATCCACTTGTCCGGAAAATTCTGGGCATTTGGCCACAGTTTTCTTTGTAACCATGTCTTGAATATTGACGATATGTTCTTTGAACTTGACTACATCAACACCTGTGGAGTTGTGAATTTGTGTTTCATTCGCTATATCCTTCGCTGCATATAGATAGGCTGCTGCATAGTTTGCGTGTAAGTTTGCAATGAGTGGAGATTCATCTTGTTGTGCTGCGGTTGCATAACGTGCTGATTGTCTGATGAGCTTTTCTAGTGAAGCAGATGCTACAACCTTTCTGTTTTTGATGGCTGTGTACATCAAGAAGACGACTATTGCTAGGTATAGATAGAACATCTCTTTTTATAAGACACGAAAAAAAGTTACCTAAGTTGGCATGATTCATGATACGTGGCAAGTACAAAAATGGAAGTTATTCGTGACGAACTCTGGCACAAATGTCTCGGTGATACGCTCAAAATGTATCGCATCACCGAGCCAAATGACAAATGCTACCAATTGGCTGATGCCACTTGGAAAATGAAGAAGAAATACGAGGAGGCACAGAGAGTGAAGAACTCGAGGGTGACTCAGCTTATCACTACTTTACCCGATGATCCACGTGTTCAGGTAAAGAACCATATCTGTGTGGCGTTAACTATGTCGGGGTCGAGGTGTAAGTTCAAGGCTGTGTGTGGTAACTACTGCAGAAAGCATAATGTGTCGGATAAATTAAAATCCCAGTTAGTATAAATGTTAGATCAGGGTACACTTAGACCTGTAATAATAGCGATGTCGTTATACATAATCGTGAGTGTTCTCGTCCCTCGATATGCCAAGCCTACAAACATTGAAGCTATTGATGACATTGTTGCTTTCCTCGTGGCTCAGCGTGGATCCATCATGTCTGGTACAATTTTAATGGGTCTTCTCGTCTTTTTCGCCAACTATCTCGACACTGAATTCTTTTAAGATATTTTCGCGTGACATGATATTTTTAGTATGACTATGATCCATGTAAGTGAGTCTTTTAGAATATGCATCTTCCATGAATTCCAAGAGCTGTTCGAACTTTGGTTTCCCCCAAACCATACCCCTTTTAAAAAGGAAGTCGTCATTTTCCAACTCTTGAAGTTCACAATCAATCATGTAGGGTGTTTTGAGGTATTCAGTTGGTCCTCCATAATTTGTCGCAATCACGGGTTTATCTCTCACAGCCGCTTCGATTGCACCCATTCCTACACCTTCGGAATTTGAAAAGTTCACGTAACAGTGTCCGCGACTATGAAGAACGTTCATATCATCCTCGGTTGCAAGACCATTGATTACTTCGACTCGGTCCATGTTTATCGCGACATCCTCTTTGCACGTAGACTTGACAAGTAACTTTGTATCGGGTTTATTGAGACGAATGAAGGCTTCCAGTATCTTTCTAAAATTCTTTCTTGGATCTAGGATATTGCCTATGTGATAGAATACATATGGTGTCGTTGGGATATATGCATGAATAATGTAAAATTCTTTGTCGGGAAATTGTCGTGTCAAAACACTTTTACAGAATTCACTTGGAACAGCTATCCGATCAAAGTGTTCAAATAACTTTCCATAATCTTCATGCACCGTCTCAGTTTCACACACTGTCATACAGATAAGTTTTTTACATCTGGACTTGATATAGGGAATCCTAGTAAGAACAGTTTCGACCGGGATTGCAAATAGAAACGCATTTTCACATTCCGGGATGTCTTCACTATACATAAAGTATTCACTTCCCGGAAAAAGGTCCATGTATTTCTTGGTATGCTGCCCAATACCACTCAACAAAGTTGGTCCTATGAAGATCATTATACATAAAGATAATCTTTCTTTTATGTATATAAACATGGACGCTCTCAAGCAAGAAATCTCCGAGGAAATGGGTAAGCTTCGTATCGACAAGGAACGACTTTACAGTATTCTTCTCAAGATGGTTGATAACTGCGGTGGTTCTGGTGGTTCTGGTTCTCAGGGTCCCCCAGGCCCTCCCGGCCCTGCTGGCCCTCCAGGCCCCGCTGGTCCCCCTGGCCCCGCTGGTCCCGCCGGAAAGGCTGCTACCAAGACTACTACTAAATCCACAACCAAGAAGGCTTCTGTCGCGTAATCGTATTAAAGAATAAACCCTAATACTATTTAGTCGCTGCCATAACTCAATCGGAAGAGTGCGGGCCTTGTAAGTTCGAAGTAGGGGGATCGAAACCCTCTGGTAGCATACATCCAATTAGCTCAATCGGTTAGAGCGTCGTGCTTATACATCGTATATTCGTATAGAGTTATATCTATTAAGGCACGCGAAGGTTGCGGGTTCAAGCCCCGTATTGGATATCTTCTTACATCGCTTGGGGAGGACTGCTTTTATTCACCATGTAAATGAAAGTTCCCAGTATCAACAATAACGCGATGACGAGGTATCCAAATGGATATTTTTTAGTTTCGTGTTCTTGAGGTTTATCGGGTAATTTTTTGACATTCATGTTGAGTACTTCAATCTTATTTGTTAGCTTTTCCAGAGCTTGAAGTATTAGAACATTCTTGTCTTTTGGTTTTTCTTTTGGGTGAACGACAGTTATTTCGAGTACCATATACCAATTTACACCGGGTTTGAGAAATGTGTACGTACCATTTTCTTGACTTTCGTATAGATTGAAATTTAACTGTTTGATGGACATCGGGTTAAAATAGTTTGTATGTCTTTCAAAACTTTTCCATTCTTTATCTTTTACCACTGTGTTAGATCCACTAGCGTAATGCCTTTCAAGGGGTATACGTGCGAATAATCTACCATGACGCTCATCCAGCATTTGTGCGGCTTTAGGAATCTCTGGACAGGTAATATCTATATATTTGGGTATGTTACTGGCTTGTGTAGATGAACTTGCCTTTCCAATTTGTGTAACGTAAAAATCTACCATCTTTATACCGAGTACATTGTTCATATTCTCGATATGAGTGTTTGATTCCAATGTTAAATTAACGGAAAAGGTATTGTTACTTCCGTTGACATATTTTGAATCGATTACCATGTACTGAACCTTTTTAGGTATGTCGTCGAGTGACAATGACATTCTATCATATGTTTATAATTTATTTTGCTTAAAGTTACATCGGTAATCATATGTAACGGATGTATTCTAAACTGTCACAATTGAAATATATGAAGCGTAATAGTTACATCAATGGTGAAAATACAGAGTCATATGATCTTATCATCAAAGACATCGAAAGGATGCTTCGACAAGAGGAAGATGAGTTACTTGAAGAGTCTTTGATTGAATCTATGAACAAAGAGTATGAAAATAATATGAAATCTAATTGGTACAATGACAACTTTGATACATGGGTGCCATTACCGGCTCGTCAAAATTGTCAATTGTACTCACTTGCTGAGAGACTTCGGTATTCACAGTGCAGACTTGATATGTTTGAGTATATGGAAAACAAGTTCAAGAAAATGACATTTCCGAATCTCGCAGATCGTCTTGATTTCTTTTAGGAGATTAAAGATTTCATCCGTATAACTTGTACATAATGTCTCAAGCTATTGGTATCGATTTAGGAACTACTTACTCATGTGTTGGTGTGTGGCAGAATGATCGTGTAGAGATTATTCCGAATGATCAAGGAAATCGTACAACTCCATCGTATGTTGCCTTTACAGATAATGAGCGTCTCATCGGAGATGCCGCAAAAAATCAGACAGCAATGAACCCCAAGAACACAGTCTTTGATGCAAAGCGGCTTATTGGTCGTAAGTTTTCCGAAAAGAAGGTTCAGGAAGATCTAAAGGATTGGTCTTATAATGTGGTTTCTGGTGTAGGTGACAAACCCATGATCAACGTTGAGTTTCACGGTGAGAAGAAGCAGTTTGCTCCCGAAGAGATTTCTTCGATGGTACTTGTTAAAATGAAAGAGACCGCTGAGTCTTTTATGGGAAAGACTGTGAAAGATGCCGTGGTAACAGTACCCGCTTATTTTAATGATTCACAGCGACAGGCTACAAAGGATGCCGCCGCCATTGCGGGTCTTAATTGTCTTCGAATTATCAATGAACCAACAGCGGCCGCTATTGCTTATGGTCTAGACAAGAACAAAGATGAAGATAAGAACGTACTGATTTTTGATCTCGGTGGTGGCACTTTTGATGTTTCACTTCTCAACATCGAAGGTGGTATTTTCGAGGTAAAGGCCACTGCTGGTGACACTCATCTGGGTGGTGAAGATTTTGACGCACGCCTTCTTAGGCATCTATCCGATGAGTTCCGTCGTAAGAACAAGAAGGATATTTCTGGAAACCCTAGGGCTCTTCGTCGTCTTAGAACCGCTTGTGAACGTGCTAAGCGAACTCTCTCGTCCACTGCTCAAACGATGGTTGAGATTGATTCGTTGTTCGAAGGAATTGATTTCTATACGACAATTACCCGTGCACGATTTGAGGAGCTAAACTCTGATCTGTTTAGGAAGTGTATGGAACCTGTTGAACAGGTGCTTCGTGACGCAAAGATGGATAAGTCTATGGTTGATGAAGTTGTACTTGTGGGAGGGTCGACTCGTATTCCTAAGATTCAACAGATGCTTTCTAGCTTCTTCAATAATAAGGAGTTGAACAAGAGTATTAACCCAGATGAAGCGGTTGCTTATGGTGCGGCTGTCCAAGCTGCTATTCTTTCGGGTGTTGATAATAATAACGTCCAAGACCTTCTTCTACTTGACGTTGCACCTGTGTCACTTGGCCTCGAAACAGCTGGTGGTGTAATGACTAAGATCATCGATAGAAACACAACTATTCCGACTAAGAAGGAACAGGTGTTTTCAACCTATTCGGATAATCAGCCGGGTGTTCATATCCAGGTATATGAGGGGGAACGCTCTCGTGCAAAGGACAATCACCTACTCGGGACTTTTGATTTGACGGGCATTCCACCCGCCCCCCGGGGCGTCCCACAGATTAATGTTTGCTTCGACATAGATGCAAATGGTATTCTAAATGTTACTGCAGAGGACAAGGCTTCTGGCAAGTCTGAAAAAATTGTGATTACCAACGACAAGGGGCGTCTTTCCAAGGAGGAAATTGAACGTATGGTTCAAGATGCAGAAAAATACAAAGAGGAAGATGAAGCTTATGAGAAACAGATGAGGGCTATGAATGACCTTGAGAACTCTACATACAGTATGCGTAATATGGTTGAAGGTGAAGATTGTAAGTTTGATGACACGAATAAGTCAGTAATTAAACAGAAGGTTGAAGAGGTTATTGAATGGATTGATAACAACCGTTCAGCCACAGTTGATGAAATTGAGGATAAGCAGAAGGAACTCACAGAACTATACATGTCGTGTCAGCAGCAACCAGAGTCGGGGGCTGCTGCAAAGGGTCCAACCATTGACGAGGTGGATTGAAAATATTGACATATATAAATGCCAACGACCAAGCAGTTGAAAAATGCTCGGAAAAAATTAAAAAGGGTTCCCAAACCAAAAGGTAATTCTCCTAAGATTGTCGATCTATTGACGTACATTTTGATTAGGGATGATCCGGCTAAAAAACGCGATAGAAATTTCGTAGAGAGCCAGAAGGAATATGAAAAAATTTACAAGACTAAGACTTCTAGAAAGAAATAAGATCTCGAAATGTGTGTAAGTCGCCTTTATTAATTAGATTACTTAATTTACGTTCTAATTTCGTTAACGCAACGGGTTCACCGTTAAATGTGGTAAATTTTGACTCCTTATATACTTTGTACAGAGACATATCAACTGTATCAAAGTACATGAGAATCTTGGCTAGTATCTCAAAATCTAAAATTTCTAGAGCCGTTGTAAATTTACTTCTTGAAAATTCGAACTTACCTTTGTCGTTCTGTTTTAACAGGTGTTTTTTTATAAAGGCTTCTATTTCACCCTCTGGTTTCGTACCTATTTCATTTGCTCTGAGAGAAAATACCATAAGGTTATCTAAGCCGTCTGTTATTTTTTTGAGAAATTCTCTTTTTACCTGACACAGAGACATACATTTACGCAACAAATTAAGTTATTGATCGAATGGAACCTCTCCACAGAAATCATACAACTTCTCAATCTCTTTCTGGCTTACTTTCTGCTTGGTAGAAGAAAGGGGTTTTGTATTTTTCTTGACAATTGGCTTACGAAGTTTCTTTTTGGGAAAGAGGGGTGTCAGGAACTTGGTGATAAGAGTATTCATTGTTAACTTTTCGTGTCAAATCTTTAACAGTTTTCCTTGTGAAATGATAAATAAAATGTCAAAGTATATCAGGTATGAACATAATACTTTTTGTGGTGAGTTGTGTCATCTTATACGAGTTGATAAAATTGAACAATAACGTAGCTAAAGTTGTACTCATCGCCACATTCGCATTAATAATGAGACAATTATTTAATAATAAAATTGGTCACAACGAAGGAATAGGTACCCTACCTGGTTTTATTAAAATACTCTTGGTTTTTTTTGGATGTTGCGTAGTGATGATACCAGAATTATACACTGATAGTTTATTTAGGACTTTACTATTTCTTAATTTGATGATAATGACTGCATTGTGTATAGGTGATGTAAAATACCAAAATGGGGGATGGAAGTACTATCCCAAATTGGAAATATTACCTCTGATTGGTTTAGTATACATACTTCTTAAATTTCCTAAAGATTTAAGAATGGAAAATGGTATCGTTAAAAGTTCATTTGATATAAATCATTGGTTAGTTTTGCAGTCAGTAATATTGTCGTACCTATATCTAACTACCACTAATTTTCAGAACGTTAAACTAAATACTCTTGCGACCGCTGTTTTACCGTTAATGTACCCTCTTGGAGAGTATTACAGTGTAAGAACTGCGACGCTGACAATGTGGTTGATTTCATATCTAATGTAATTAAAGACAATGGGGTCCTAATACGAAATGCTACCCGGATTGGGAGTTGGAACAATCATGTCTGTATTAGCTTTGTGTTCTGGTACACCATTAGAACCCTTGCCCCTTCTATATATCATGGCATCTGCTCGATGGGCATATGGTGCTGATAGGTATCTAGATGGTAAAACTGAAGATACACCAGAGTCCATAACAGCTGCTTTGTTAACAGCAAATCTTATACTTTGGTATGCTGACCAGTCTAAGTATATACCACCCGAAATCCTTTGTATTTTGATTTACCCTTCATTCAAACAGAGGTTACCTTTACTAAAACCGTTCTACGTTGGTACATTTTGGAGTGCAGCCATCACAGTTGTACCACATTTGATAAGTCATACGGAAATTGTTGACGATCAAGTTATTGCTATGGGTCTTCTTGCTGCCAGTGTGTCTAATTCCGCTGATATAGAAGATGTTGAAGATGACATAAGCAATGGCATATACACAATTCCGGCAAGGTTTGGCATCCTACCTACTCGTGTCATCTCGGGTGGTTTATTTCTGGGATCTGTGTACAAGAGTGGTATAATACCTCATGCACAGAAGACAGGTATGGGCGGACGTTTGTCTAAACGTTTTAATTATAAACCGGTACCCTCTCGAATGTTGTGTTATCATCACCCATAATTTTAGCAGGTCTTTGACGCTAAAAAGGTAGTTAAGATAGATTGAATAAGTCTTTCCCATTTTTCTTTAGCTGATCGTTCTCGTATTTTATTAAAACTTTCCATCATTTTTGAAACTTGTTGGAAATCCACGGTTTTAATTTTTTCATTCAAGTCATCTTCACTGTTGAAATAAATAATGTGTGGCATATTTTCTTCATCATAGAAATCAGCTCGATCTATCCACCATTCAATATTTTGATTTTCGTATGGTCCATATATACTATTCACACGATGATATCCATCACGGACTAATTTTTTTAAAAACTGTTTAGATGGAAATAACATGGGGAGGTTGGCAGAATACTGTTCAAATATAGACATTGTAGATATTTCATATGGTAGATGAACGATAGCTTTACTACTATAAAGTTCCCGCCATGTATATCCGGGTCGTAATTGATCATGTCTACCAACCACATCCATACTTCCTGTGTATTTTTCATTGGTATAAAGACATAATGAAGGGATATGAATTGAGTCTAATCCTGTATGTTGTTTTAAGTGTTCTTGATCAGCTTTATTGTTTGAAACAATGAATAGATTATGTTTCATCTCGTTTAAATTTGAATTCAGCCATTCAAATTTAGTATTATCCCTTGTCCAACAGAATGGTTGTTCGTATCTACAACTATTTACAATAATGACCGGTTTATTATATTTCTTATATAATAAGGCTAAGACTGGTGTATGTGTGACTACAAACCCATCAAATGAAGATAACATTTCATCATATTCTTTTATGAACGCATCGATCATTTCTTGTGAAATCTCTTTCCAAGTTCTTGCATTCATGATTTTTAGATTTGCAGTTTCCTTACCCATTACCCAATTATGTCCAGACATTGATAGATTGACAATATCTACTCTGTCACCAATGATATTCATTACATCTGCTATAACAGATATATGAAAGTCAATATTAAGAAATTTAGGTTTCATCTATATAAAGATAACTCTTACTTTTTAAGTATAATGAGTTATTATTGGGATCCTAGATTTGTTCGTCATTTGACGGGGGATATCAAAACTGTGATTGAAGTTGGGGCACGTTATGGAGACGAATCTATAGAACTTTCAAACTGTTTTCCAGATGCTCATATATACTCATATGAATGTAACCCTCTTACTGTTGAAATATGTAAGAAAAATCTTATGAACCAAAAAAGGATTTCGTTTTATGATTATGGACTAGGTGAATTCGACGAGAATAAGGAGTTTTACTCTTATATTTTAAATAATGATGGTGCTTCGTCGTTTTTTAAACGTGATGACGCTAACGATACACAGAGGTATACTGGTACTATAGAAATAAAGAAATTTTCCAACGTTCTAAATGCATTGAATATTGAAATGGTCGATTTGTTGTGTATGGATATACAGGGTTTTGAGTTAAATGTTCTTAAGGGTGCGGGTGAACATCTTAAGAACATACGATACGTTATTATGGAAGAACCTAAACCCGGGTTAAATTCAAAATATATTAATGCACCGTTATCAAGTGAAATAAAGTCGTATATGACTGATAACGGGTTTATTGAAATTGAACGTATACAAGAAAATCTTCTTGAAGATAACGTTATGTATAAGCGGGTACTCGATTAAAATTAATTTTGTCATCACCCATAATTTCAGCAGCTCTTGGACAGTCGTTAACTATTTCTCCCATATAACCTTCTGATTTATAGGGAATTACTTTAGAGAAGGGTTCGTATGCGTTTTCCTTTACACTGTGTACAAAAAGAGAATTTGCTATCATAGGGTAAACGTATTGGTATAAAAATATTTGATCAACTAAATATTTATCATGTTCTTTTGGTAATTGTTTTTGATACCATTCTAAGAAGGTTTCGGATGGTATGAATGACCTAGGTAAAGCGTTGATGTTAGTTACCCCGTTATTTATATGTGTATATTGGAGAAGACTATTTCTACATCCACACGTCCCGGCTAGTATAGGAACTTTATGTGTTGGGTAACCTCTTATGACGTGAAAATCTTTGTGCGAACTTAACCATTCGTCTACCATTTCTTTTTCGTATACGGTTAGACGTGAATCGGCGTCCCGAATTAATACAGTTGTATTTGGTAGAAACATGTCGTAGAATCTCCAGAATGTATTAGAAGCTAGTTTATCTGTTCCTTCATGATGTACCATTTCGACGTTACTTTGTTCAGATAACCAATCAACAACTTTTTTGGGTACCGTGTCATTATAATGGATTCTCACAACCCACTCACTGTAAATTTCTTTTGCAGCAAGTACATTTTCTATCATGCCATACGTGTAAACTTCATTGTCCCCCCATAATGAATACGAAATATACATTTACTTAAAAAGTAAAATTCTCTTTAAATAAATGATATACACACCTAGAGCAGATGCGGCTATAGGAAACTTATCATTGGTGTATTCAACGCACATGTTAATGACAGGGGGTAAGGGTGCTATTCATCCAGATGCTTATAAATATGGACGTGATAAAAGTCTTATTTTTACGTATGTATCGGATGACGGTGTTATTGAAGAAAAGGGTTTCATAAACGGTTTTATACATCTGAGATTTCCACAAATTAGTGCTGTCATGCAGGATTGTATTAAACCTACTGCTAGTATGCAAAATCTCATTGATACTGCATATACAAAAATCAAAGATTGTGTTGCCGGATTTCATATTAGAAGAGGTATGTATGGCGAAGATAGTTCTAAATTTGCCTATTACCCATTTAGTTCCGATGAAGCGGTAGAAGCTATGATAAAAGTTGCAAATGAGATGGATAAACCCGTTTTTGTTATAAGTGATTCGATAGTAACCAAAAAGTATTTCCAAAGTAAGGTTCCTAAAGCTATTTCACTTGATTTGGAGATTGGTTTCACGGCTTGTGAATTTAGTCAGGAATATGCTCATACGGTCAAAGAAGATTCAGACTTGAAAATGAACAGTATTTTAGAATGGTTTATGATTTCTAAGATGCCTAAAGTATACACTACGATGGGTGGAGTTTGTGGTAGAAATGTCCCCGAGGGTACTATAGAAGGACTTTCTTCTACTTTTGGTTATTCTGCTGCATTATATGGGGGTAAGATACCTTATTATGTATTTAACGACGGATATGTATTTTACCCGGATGGGGAGATTGTTAGTAACAGGTTATCGTGGTCAGATTCCGATACGGGTCGTTATATAGTCATAAATGAACCAACAAAGGAAAAAATTATTAATTATAGATCCACACACCCTATGTGGAAACTGTTAGTAAATCCCGTGGTTTGTAAAGAGCTTGGTATTTACGAATGGTGTGATAAACGGGTCAATGTTGAATTTGACTCACCAGTTAAAATAAAAAATTCAAAGGAAATGAAATTTGTAGATTAATTGTTGCCTAAGTTATAAAGATTATCTTGTAATACAATAAAGATGTCGCTTGTTCCGATCAAGCTACTCAAGAACGTTCCAGTAAGAAACAAGCTTCTAAAAATCAAGGGAGAGACTCCCGAACTCGATAAAAATGATTACATTGAATCTCGAATAAAGGTGAACCGCAAAGCTAAAAATCTACTAGCCATTGAAGATGGTTCAGAAATTGCTAAATATTATCTTCACAAAAAAGGACTATTTGAGCAGATTGCCAAAGACGTGAAAAAGGAAGCTAAACAGAAATTTGGATTCTTGTTTCGTAAGACATCTGTCATGGAAAAGAAACCAATTGCCACTAAAGGGCGAGTTGGTACAGATTACATTTTGATGGAGCATTCTTATGAGGATGGTTCGGGTCATTATGGTATGGCTCGGGTAAACCACGGCAACAAAACGGCTAAAATTTTTGACTCGATGGGAAACACTGAATCTGATTTTGAAGAACCCCTAAAGGCTGGTTTAGGAAAAGGATACAACGTGAGTGTTGGTACAATCTATGGATGCTTCCCTAGGTTGCGAAACACAACAAAAGTAGATCTTAATCCTCAACCCACTGGTGGATTTGTTTCTCAATCTTATAACGATTTCAAGAGAACAAACTTTGCCGGTGGACGAGGTGGGGTTCCTAAGAAATACATGCAAGAGGCTTTCATAATTTCTCAGTATGACGAGTTATCTCAGCATCATTTCTGTTACATGGAATCACTCCTTGCTATGATGACAAATATTGGTTTGGTTAAGGCTGGACCTCAAGACCCACGTGAACGACTTGAGTATGTCAAGAAGTTTATTTGGGGTATCATCCATAAATATGTTCCAAAGGCGAGTCGTAAGACGCCACAGTGGGAGTATTTTACGAAGACCTTTCCTTACATCCTTGAGACAATGGATTCGAATGGTAAGCGTCTACCAATGAAGCGTGGATTCATCCAGATTCCACCGACTCGTGGAACTACAAAGTATCGATTGAAGAAGATGCGTCTACGAAGTGACATAGATTCTTCTTGGACTGTTAAGAAGATTGTTGACTGGTCACGTGGTACACGCAAGTGGATTGTTCCTAAATAGATGGCAATAAATCAAATATTGAATGAGAAGTTGTAGATTGTATGGAATATTAGTGATGATA